ATCTTCTGAGGAAGACCTCGTCATCAAAAGATGATGCCATTCGCCGTCATCAATGCGTTCTGGATAGGCAACTCCTACATTGGCACTCGCCCCGATAACAGCGAAAACAACTTCAGTAGTGCTATGGTAAAAACCCACCCACGGATTGCTGTCGGTGGCCTCGAAACCAAATAGACTTTCATTGCCGGATACGGTGCTGGCTTTCATCCAGCAGCTTATCATTGCATCTCCAGTTCCCAGAACGTCCCAATCCGCATCTGAGGCACGGCTCAAATAATTCGACGTTGACCACCCGCTATACCCATTCAACTCCGCACCTGATTCCACCGCCGCTTCGGTGACCGTGCCGGTTTCGGTGAGGGTGTTGGCCTTGTAGCTGCGATCAACAGTTTTGCTGTTGGCCAGCCAAAGACCTCTAATGTCTTTTGTATAAAAACCACTGTTGTAAGCTCTGGTCACAATAGCGTTCATTACATCGTTCGTGTCGCCGTTAACATTTCGGAGATTTATCTTATGGAATGTCAGGCCATCCGCATCAGCCGACGCTGCTGTACCATCATAGATGCTGAAAGCCGTGTCGCACATCAGGCCGAATGGTGCGCTATCAACTCTATTGATCTGACTATGTTGATATGCATCGGCTGTTATAGCATCAATGGGTCCAACCTGATAAAGGGTATTTCCTAAATTGACATAGGCATCACCGTTACTAATACCTGCTACGTTGCCGGTTCCCGCACGGTCAAAAACTGTGCCGTCTTCTTTAATGATTGAAGACGCTTTAGAGTCGCCACTATAGGAGACTACAAATGTAGGCATTGGTCCGCCTGTACGGGGATCAAATGCTGGTTGTCGAGCGGTCCCGGCAGCAACATAGTTAACTGTATTTGCCGCCAGTGCCGGTGTCGTGCTGGTGGACAATGTGCGGGGCCAGCCAACCGTCCGTTCTGCCCAGCTACCGCTATGTGGATCAATAATACTGATGCCGTCTTCTGAACCAACTATAATATAACCCATCGCAGCTGCCACAGAAGTTGGTGTTGCAGCCCCGGTTATCGTGACTGTTCCTAGTGGAGTAGTCGATGGCGCACTGCTGGAGACTTCAGTTAAATCCCAGATATTGACTTGGGTGTCTGCGCCAGCATCTTCAATGGTGACCAGCATCAGGCTGCTATACAGCGATGCGACGGACCATTTGCCATTCCACGATTTACCATCAACAGAGGGACCGAAAATAGCCTGATCTACGAATGTCGCATTGGTTTCCAATACGCCTGCATAGGCAGATTCGGAATCCATGCCGAAACCTGTAGCAGTACCAGAATTTGTAATTGCACCACCAGAAGCAACCGCTAATGTTTTACCAGAAGCAATTGTTAAACCCCCGTCTTTAATTATCATTCCATCAACAGTTACACCACTAGCTCCAGTTGTTTCAGCTATTGTATTAGTTTTAATAGTTGATCCAGATAAAGCAGTTAAAGTATTAGCGGTCATCGTGAAGTCTTCAGCACCTGCTATATCAAAGCGTATAGTATCCTCATCGGAACTTTCTTCTACTTGTATCTTTGTGTCCTGATCTGCATCTTCAAGTTTAGTTATAGATGCAGAAGGTGCTCTACCTATATATGGCATGTATTATTTCCTTTTTTGTATTACTCTTTAGGATTAGCCGCTTTAACTGAAGCCACATGATCTTCCCATGTTCCATGATACATCATGTCTAGCTGTTCCCCCCAAGAGCCGTAAGCCGCAATGCGGTTGTCTTGCCATGTCGGCACAGGCGTATCATCGACTTCTTCAATCTCAGCCTCGCCAGCCTCGACAGCTTCCATCATTCTGGCGTAATCCGTGTTATTGGGGTCATCAGGAATTGCCCAATCAGTGCCTTCTGGCTGATAATAGCGCAGCCGCTTTCCACCGTCAGGTAATGTTTCACCAGTAATAGCATGCTTTGTCGAAATATATTTGAAATATTTTGCCATCTTATAACTCCGCTGAAAGTGCCCACAGACAATCTGAATCTTGCACGAAAGCTCTAGCCATGTCCCCCTTGTCCCCCGTAGACCCTGACCATCCAACACGAGTCCATAACTGACCCGTGTAAACATAGCCTGATTCAAAAGCGGCAGAGGTACAGGTTGTTGAAGTTTTACTCCCGATATCCCCAACCTCAACGCCGATGTGCGCTGCCGAGGATAGTTGAGAAGTAGGAATAGCCCTCATTTCAGGCTGCAATCGTATCATTTGTTCACCCGCAGTCCCAGACACCTGATAAATCATCTCAGCAGGATCGCCAGTGTATGGCGAGGATCGGACGTTCGGACCGGCTAGAATAATTTGATAGTACCTTTTGCACTTATTCAGCGTAGTCCCGTAATCTTCGTGTGCAAAATCTGTCGCAACGCTGCCAACTTCTAGCTGGACTCCAGTTATGTATACATTGTTAGAAGTATTATCTAATAGATTTTGAACACTTGAAGTTCCATAATCCTCTCCAGCAGCCCATGTATCTTTGGTATTTTGAAATGTTGAACCACAAACAAGTGGGAAATTAATACTTAGACCAGCCCCAGTATCATTGTTAATCGTACCGCCAGTATCTCCCGGTATGGTAATTTTAAAATGTTCCCATGTATCCGCTGAAGCCACTGTAAATTCGGATATATAGTGACGTGCGCTACTATCCGGTTGATTGAGTGTAACGCAATGTGTTCCTGATTTAGGTGAACTCATCCAGAAAGACAATGTTACATCTTTAGCTGATGCTTCCCCCCATCGCAAATGCTGAATATTTTTAGCTTCAATATTATTTCTAATGGTAATTACATCACTAGCAGCTAAAGAACCTTCTGCTGTAGTGCAATCTGCTTTAAGAGAATATCCATGTCCTAATGGAACAGCAGCACCAGTGGTTGAATCTTGTGTTAAAGTAAATCTTCCAGCAGAAGCATTCAGCATTACCAACCACATATCCGTTGGCGCTCTATCGGCATTGGTATCTACCGCTTTGCTGGCCCTTTGTGCCACTGTCATTCCACCATTAATTAGCAAATTCTTCGACCCACCGGGAATAGGATTGGAACCGAACCGGAATTGCTCCGTGCCGCCAGCGACCATGCCAACTGTATCTGCTGCCGGGAAATAGACGCCCGTATTTAAATCGCCAGTATTTGTGATTGACGGAGTTCCTACAGCACCATCAGCAAATGCAGCAGTGCTATCTTTAATCAACAGTCCATCAATCGTAACACCTGATGCTCCAGTTGTTTCGGCAATAGTATTAGTAGCAATAGTCGAACCGCTTAACGCTGTTAGCGTATTTGCTGTTATCTTAAAATCATCAGCACCAGCAATCTTGATATCAATTGTATCATCCGTATCAGCAGTTATAGTTGTATCTGCATCAGCATCCAGAATTAATTCTTCACCATTTAAATCCTTGCTGGTAAATTCAGCAGCAGGGGTAACTCCTAAATATGGCATGTTATGTCATCTCCATAATTGATAATGCAATATCTACTGCACCGCTTCCTGTAACAGAGAGTGTATCTGTAGTCTCCATAACTATCTTATTACCTGCCATAAGTTCCAATGAACTATTAGCAGGAATAGCAGCAGAAGTGATAAGCTCCACCGCCTGATTAGCTTCATCATTATTTCCTGCTCTACCAGCAGTATCTGTTCCAAGAGTAACGGAGGACGTAATAGCACCAGCAGTCGTATTACCTACCATTAGCCCCAGTACAATCGTAGTAGTACTACCTGCAACAGTATAAATTACGTCTGCTGATGTTACTCCTGCCTTAGTTATAACTTTAAATGTATTAGCCATATTAACCTTTCCTTTTTTATCCTAAAGCAACCACTAAACCAACATCCACTAATGCTGCTCCAGCAACAGTAAGTGATCCTGCTACTGCTACATCTGCACCACTCATTGTTATAGCGGTTGTAGTAGAAGAACTTGATTTTAAAACTACTTCACCACCTGAATTAGAGATAGCACCAAAGACAGTTCCATCGTCTTTAAAAGTAATGTCTGCACCACCTGCATCCAATACAATATCAGCAACCGAATCCAGTAGAATGTTTCCGCTATCAGTTGATTGTATTGTTACTCCTGTATGTCCATCAACAGTAGTTGTACCGGCTTGAGAATCAATAGTTACAGCACCAGAAGTAGTTGTAAATGAAGAAGCAGCATCTCCTACACCAAGCTCACTAGCAAGAACATCTGAAACAGTAATATATGAATCAAGCTGGCTTGCATTGATATATTTAGTCGTTCCTCCATCATCTATTAAAAACTTATCTGTTGAAGCAACAGTGATACTAGTACCGTCTGTAGCACCATCTACCTGAATAGCAGCGCCACTAACTTTATCCGCTGTACTGATTGTAGATAGCTTACTGTCAGCAATTGATCCGGCAAGCATAGCATTAGTAACCGTCGCCCATGAGGCGTCTGTACCGTCTGATTGTAGCACTGTGTTAGCAGAGCCTACAGCCAGTGCAGCGGGATCACCTGAAGCATCACCATAGATAAGCTTGCCTCGTGCTAGTCCTGCCATCTTCGCCAACGATACAGCATTATTCGCTATAGTTAACGCCCCTCCTGCACTTACTGTTGTTATATCTCCTGATAATGCTACAGGATTAAAGTTAGTCCCATCTGCAACTAGAAGATAACCAGAAGTATTCGTATTCATTGTAATATCATCACCAGTAACCGTAAGATCACCAGTAACAGTAAGATCAGTTGCAACAGTGACATTACCAGCAAAGGCTACTGTTGAGCTTCCTACCGTAGCGTGAGGTGTCATTGTCAGATGCGTAACGTATGTACCGGCACTATTTAGATCATTACCGAATGTGATAACACCGCCATCCGCTACATTAATTTCCCACTCATCCCCAGCATCATCACCCTGATCTGCTTTAAGAACGATAGTTAATGGTGCACCTTCTACATTTGCAGCAATCTCTAATGCGTCATTGGTTGCTTCATCATACTTTATGGTGATATCGGAATCAGAACCTAAGATTAGCGTTTCGTTATCAATGAGCATTACATCGTCACTGAATTTAAAGTAATCTTCATCTTCCATCCACGTTAAGACGCCATCATTACTTTCGCCATCAAATGTAACAGCGATATCAGTACCGGCAGTTCCATCACCAATGGTAATTGCAGTACCTAATAGTTTTGTTACATCACCACCTTCATTGGCAGTGCCATCATGCGAATGTCCAGTAGAAGAATTAAAGGCTAATACTAATTGATCAAATTCATCTTCCGAATGAGAAGCTTGAATAACTTCGCCTGAAGCAATAGCACTTTCAGATTGTCGTGTATATGTTGCGCCCATTATTCTCTCTTTCTAATGTCTGCCACCGGCAGTAAACTCTAGTTGAAATCCGTTTAATACGAATGGGTATGATCCAGCATCTTCATTAACTTTAATTGCAATAGCAAAACCGCTTCCCTCTACAGATTGTCGTACTAATGGATTGCCGCCTTCACCATAAGCAGCCGTACCGTAAGTACTTCTTCGATGCCCATAAATAGCAGTAGCTGCTCCTTCACTAATTGTGTACGCTTCTGGTTGCGGAGTATCCGACGAATCATAATCGTACCTTAAAAGTAATCTTGCATTCACCGTGCCTTCACTTCTATAGTTTGCAATAACTCGTTGCATACTTTTTCTTATTCCGGCATCTCCCATAATAAGATCAGATGAACGATAAATAGCTTCCATATTAGTTCCAGCAAAGGTATTTCCGTTTTCCTGTTGGTATACAAAACCATCATATGCGCCGTGAAGCACAACTTCAATCTGTCCTATATACTCTGAATCAGCAGAACTTGGCTTAACCCCTACAATATCCGCCCACTGAAAACCGATTTGTCCTTCATTGCTTTGTTTTATAGTTCCTAAAATACCTAATTGATGCTTTTCAGTACCGGTTGTTTCAGGATAAAATAGCCTATATTGCGACTTTTCACGCACAACAACTGAAGTAATATTATCAAAACCTATATCATCAATACGTTCCTGTATCGGTTTACTTACGGTTCCTAATTCAATATCATCAATTTTTTCAGTACCAGCAATGGTTCTTAATCCATCAGGAGCAAGATAAATAAGATCGCCGCCTATTTCCTGAATAGAGAACTTATCCAAACACCCGATATCTCTTGTAATAGGCTCTATTACAAAATCTGCTATACTATTTCCAGATAAAACGTAAATACTGTTTTTACAAAAAACAATCAATCTTTCACGAAAAACCATAAGACCGACTATTTTATCATTTACTCGTATGCTTCCTGCACCATTCGCAGGAGTGAAATCATTTTCAGCAAACGGAGCAGAAAATACAAGCTCTTCTGAAGAGGATTTAGCGAAGAACATATGATTTCTAAATGCAAAGATAGATTCAATAGATGTTGGTGCTGTTCCTGATCCAGAGCCAATAGACCCATTTAGTAGCGTATACGTAGTTCCGTCATAAGATGCTGCGTAGTTTTGTCCATCAGCAATAGCCATCATATCTGTACCGCTAAAATTGTATCTGGTAAAAGTATACTCATTTGCTGAAGTTCTTGCTTCATCAATCTTAGTCCAGCCGGTAGAAATAATAGCCTTATTAAGATGCTCTGCTGCTGATGTTCCTCCTTGCGCTCTGCTAACTCCTGTAAAGGTTGTGGCAGATTTGCCCGAATATGATATTTGTTCTGAACCGATATGTAACGTACCGCTAGAAGCAAAACCACTTGTACTATTTACAGTAAACGTAGCAACTGAATCAGTGTGATCAGTAGTAAGAAAAGTTGAAGTAGCTTTTCCCAATACAGCCCCTCTTGCTGCCACAATATCATTTCCTAAAATGGCGGAAAGAAGGATGCCATCAGAACCTGTTTTGCCTGAAGTTCCTAAATTAGTATCGTTGAACTCTTTTAGGATATACTTATTTGTACCATTTATTCGCCTGTACCCACCCTTAATAGATGGTTCAAAATTCTGTAGTTGTAATGCTGAACCGGGAGGTTGAGTAAACGGGTCTTTATTAAGAACTAGCCCTCCATCAAGCGATACAATTTGTTGTTGAATATTTTCCATTAAGCTACATCATCTATAAGAGCGGCTACGATACAGTTAACGGTAGAAGTAGAAGAGATAGCGTGAATCTCTGCTACCGTAGTATTAGGTAACTGACCAAACCAAGCAGTATTTGCTGGAACTTTAATAGCGTCTGCTGTCGATGTTGCAACAGTTCCCGCATCAAATACAAGATATACATCATTTGATCCATCCGTATTCTTGATAAACAGGAACTTAACTTTATCCGCTGTATGCACTGCTGTTGGTGCAGTATCATCATCTACAGCAGTATAGTCCGTAAAATAACCGGCGATTAAATCCGTACTAGCATTAGATACAGAAGTAAACTTGTAGTACCATTTGTCATTTGCATCTGCTGGAGCTAACGTCATAGTTCCTGCAATAGTTTTAGCTATCTCATCAGGTAAAACAGTAGCTGATAATGTTACAGTTGCGTCATCTGCCATTTATTCGTTATCCTGTAAATGTCTCTGATACTGTTACAACTATGTTGAGCGAACTTGCTGTTCCAGCAGTAGCTACAAGAGTATCAGATGCTTTAAGAGCAATAGGTCTTGAATTAAGAAGGTCTACGATTGCATCCGCTGCTATACTTTTAGTGGTTACAATAGGTATGTCGCTAGAAGAAATTACAGCTTTAAGAGTAAGATCAACAGCAGAAGTATGTAAGTTATTAACATTGAATGTTTTTAACTCTGCTTCAAATCCAGTAGGACAGGTGTATACTGTAGCTGAAGAACCAAGAAGTTGTCCTACTGTTCTTAATCGGGGTACTGACATACTAGAAGTACTTAGGATGCCGTGTATTAGATTGAGAACCAGCATTAACTGCTGTAGAGCGCATAAGGTCTGGCTTATTAATCAGATCAACACGCATTCGCTCAATCCTTTTTTCAAACTCAGAGTGTTTTAAAGTCGCTGCTTGCAGGTCTGCACGAAGCTGATGCACGTAGTATTCGCACCGTGCTACAACAACATCGTGATATCGTGCAGGTAATGCAGGTTCATCAGTAGACCCAGAAAGGTCTGTATGGGTCTGCCAGTATTCGTAATGCACAGTATACTCCGCATCAGGAACAGGAGTAAGCCCTATCTTATCATCCTGAGTTAGATAGTGATATTCAGGTTTAGCCCTGTTATCTGTAGTAGTAGGATCAAGATCACGCTCCCGAAACTGTTGAGCAAACTGAACATACGGAACATACGGAATAATCTTCACATCTGTACCGGATTCAATCAAATATACGGTATCTACATCTACTGATTTAAAACCGGATTCCAGAGCATACTCTGCTGTTCCTGCAACAGTAGTAATTGTTCCATCTGTATGAAGGAACGGCCATTCCAGTTCAGCAGTGTAGATATCGTTAATGCTTCTATTTACAAAATCCTTTACAGCGGATTGTATACCTTTACTACTAGCAAAGTTAGCTGCTGTAAGCTCAACTTCATTAAGAGAACGAAGCACCTTATTTGATAGCGTAATATAATCCATTATAGTTGTTTACCTTTTTTAGGTGTGTCTTTTTCAGGAGTGATATGCATAGAATTTTCTCCTGTAGCAACAAAACAAAGAAGATTGCTATCCGATACATGTATCATCATAGTCCAATTTTTTGTTTCTATATTCTCATACAAAATTATTGTATTGCCTTCTTTTTGTTCCTCAGAGGGAAAACCAAGCCATACCTTTTTCTCTCCGTATTGCTTAAAAAGCTTTTTTTCAAAGGTTTTAAAAGTGAAGCATGGTCTTTCTTGAGCAATAGCGGTCCCTATTGTAAAGAGAAAAACAAAAAGGACCGCCAGTACCCTTTTTATCATAGAATCTCAATCATCTTTTGATTCTTATCTACGTCTTTATGACAGCGAATAACCAGAATGCCGTTCTCTAGTTTTGCTTCACTAACTTCTACATTAGGAGCAAGATAAAAACTACGAGTGAACTTTCGTTGGGCCAAGCC